CATGGGATTCCAGTTCTATCACGACAAGACGATTCTGCGGGAAAGCATCATGTTGAGTTGCACACGGAAAGTCAACCGTGTCGCAAAGAAAGAGAAAATCACATGGTACGATGCAACCGCAATTCTGTCATACATGGGTTACTTGAGCAATACAGACACATACGACATGTACCTGCAAAGGGTCAAGCCTTATGTGAATGTTAAGAAATTAAAGAAAATAGTTAGCAAACATTCAAAGCGAAAGGAGCGAGAAAAACATGAAAGAATGGAGAGAAGTGTTCGGAACGGAGGCAGAACAGCCGGAGGAGTTCGACACAACAGCGTCACCGACAACGGTATATCAGAGACGCAATATCAAGAAAGCAACGAAAGAGGATGCAGACGGAAAGAAAATCACCGGATGGCAGCGAGAGGAGCGTGAGATGTCACGGGAGGAATATGACAGATTGACGCTCATGCAGGAGGTTGTTGCATCCAACACAACAGGAATCGTTGAATCCGTGACACAGTTTCAGAAAGATGCAGTCATTGACGAATACACACAGCAGTTGATTGAGGAGGGGTTGATTTAGTATGAAAATGCTTGTTGAAAGTCTCAAAAGAATGTACAAAAAAGGCACTCTCACAAAGGAACAGATTTCCGAGCGTGTCTCAAAGGGTAGTATTTCAGTGGATGAATATGAATACATCACAGGGGAGGCATACTCTGGCGGTGGTGCAGAATGAGTCCGCTTGAAATAATATCACGATTGTGTGATGTGACGGAAACTCTATCCGCAATCGTGAAAAAGCAGCAAACAATCATTGAACAGTCGAAAATCGAGGAGGCGGTCAGAGTGGAACTCCGGCAGGAGGTAGAGGAGACAGACAGGGAGATGGATGTTCTCGAATACCACATGCGGAAATACTGCGACACCGACGACCTCGAGGCGACAGAGTTCGGAAAGGAGAACGCCGTTGACGATTGAGATTTCCCTGTTGCTCTCCGGAGTATCTGTTGCGTTTGCGATTTTTTTCGGTATCTGCTCAAAGCAGAGAAATGAGAAAAAGGACACACAGGAAGATGCGGAACAGAGAGCAACAACCGACACGATGGTGATGGTGAAACTTGAGAACATCGCAGACGACCTCAAAGACATCAAACGGGAATCGAGAGAGAACCGTGAGGAGATGAAAACATTGAGAGAGCGTGTTGTCATTGTGGAACAGTCACTCAAGAGTTATCACAAGAGACTGGACGGAGAACAGCATTCCGACCGATAACAGGAGGGCAGGAAACGGGCAAGAATCAACCTCACAGAAAAGAGGCAATACATGAGAATGACAGAACAGGAACGTCGCATCAGAATCCGGCATCTGAAAAGAATGTATCGGATAAGAGAGCGAAAAGAGAGACATGACAAAAAGGTGTCCGGTCTGTTCATGAAACGTGTTGTATTCACTTTGATTCTTGCAGCATTTATCTTTACAGTCGTGATGATATTTGTGTTTTTGCGGATGGGTTCAGAGCCGTCGACACTGATTGAGAATGTATTCAGATTTCTTTCAGTTGAGGGCGGTGCAATGGCACTCATTAAGTCCGTGAAAACGGTCAAGGGAACAAAGTCAAACGGAGAAATACAACACAATGACGAACCGGAACAGGATGACGAGGAGGTACAAGGATGAAATACATCGTCGAGAATTGGTTTGTGATTGTGGGTCTGATTGCGGTATGTGCAGCGGGAGGATATGCAGTATATGTTTTCGTGAAAATGCCGTCAGACAAGCAGTTGAACAAAGTGAGAGAATGGCTGCTCTATGCAGTCACAAAGGCAGAAAAAGAACTGGGAGGCGGTACAGGTCAAATCAAGCTGCGTTATGTATATGACATGTTTGTCGCAAGGTTTGCGTGGCTTGCGAGAGTGATTTCTTTTGAGGCTTTTTCGATGATGGTCGACGAGGCACTTGAG